GCGCCTTCCAGCCTGGCCCGCCTTTACCGTAGGCATCTGAGGTAGTGGTGGTATCCCAACGCGGAGTAAGGAGAGGAAATTCCTCATAGCCGCCGATACGTAAGAAATCATCGTCTTGAATACCATCTTCCCAGTAGGCTGAACGATAGGGCATATTGCGGTAGTCTTTTAAGAATGGTATGCGGTCATCGTTTTCTTCTATCAAGTGATTTACGATATTCCAGGCATCAGGGGTGTTGAGTTGATATTGGGCTTGAACTTTAGGAGAGACATTTTCTCTGCCGAATTCTTTGACCATCTGGCCTGCGGTCATCCAGAACCTTCTATAAAAGGCGTTAACCCGGCCTTTCTGATCACAGCCGAGATAATATTCCCCGGCAGTATATGGCCGCAGGTGGATTACATTCTTGAAATCCTCTTCGATATATGTGCAGGCAGTAGAAAATATAGCCAGTTCTTTATACATCGAAGTAAGCACGGTGTAAGTATTAGAACGCTGAAAGATATCGAGCATAATATTACGCACGTCATCGAGCCAGTATTTTACCGGAGCGAATTCCATTAAGTAGGGGTCGTCTAAAAACAATTCAAACCACGGCCGTGAGGGTGAGGTAAAGCCGCTGGTCATGCCAGAAGAGAAAGTATCTACTGCCAGAGATGCCTCTTCATCTATCAATGTTTTATGGTCTATCTTGGAGCCTTGATTAGGAGTGGCTTGGTAAAAAAATCCTTTCGTAGGATAAACATATGTGGACAAATCTTTCCAGGTGGCTGTCCAGGTGGAGCCTTCTAATTTTAGCGCATTGGCGCGCTTAATTAAGTTTATCTTGGAGAGGCCGGTATTCTTAAATTGGCCTTGTTTTATCTGTCTGGTTTCTGCGTCTTGATTGATGATTGCCGGCATTTAACTCCCTAAATATTTTTTGCCCGAGCCTTCTTCAGTAATCCCCTGCGGGCTGGTTTTTATAGTGGAGAGCATGCCATATCTCATGGCCGCTATCCTTTTACGCCGTTCTTGCGCGGTTAGTTGCGGAGCGGTTTCTACGGGAACAGGCGCTGGTGCTGGTGGCGGTGGAGGTTCTACGGGTGGGGCTGGGGCAGGCGAGAAACTTCCGCCTCCGCCTCCAAAACAGCCCCGTTCACTTTTTAAAGTGTTTATTAAATGTTTAAATATTGATTGCGAAAGACTTTGAATAAGGCCCCCTCTGCCTTAAGTTCTGCCATACTATGCTTTCAATACATCATAATTTGATTGAGCGAATTCACCTTGTTCTTGGCCAAGTAGATTTTTACGCCTGACCGGCATAGCAAAAGTTAAAGCTATAGCATCAGCATTGCCTGGGCTTGCCAATCCGCGCCTACGCATATCCTCTTTGCTTTCAAGAACAATACAGTCTCTAATATTTATCTTGTATTCAGGAGCGGTCAGGTCGTCTATAACTTGCTGGTCTTTAGGGACAGAACCACCCTCTCTAAGCCATTGTTTCATTTTACCCCATATCTCTGCGCGTTTATTGGCGAATCCTGGGGTGGCGCTTTTGCCGCCGAAGTTTATCAGCATCCATTTACGGTTGAGGGTTTTGCCAAAAGAATATATCCCTGTGCCATAACCTTGATCTATGAATACCGCATCGGCTTTTTCTATGTCTTCGTAATGAGCTACTGCGCCGGCTATTTCGCTATCATCATCGTTACGCGCAAATTCTGCGAGCTTTTTGGCTACCAAGCCCTGACGTAAATATATAAAAATTTTATCGCCGCCAGTCCATGCTGGATCTACGCCGATTATTTTGGCGGCATAGAAATACTCGTTTGCGCCTATCTTTTTACCAGCGGCTGCCTCGGCTATATCGGTGGAGATAAACTGTAAGTCGCTTGCTTTAGGAAACAACCCAAGGATATGAACGCGCACCCAATCGCTATCAAGGCCATAGTCCTCTATCCATTGGTTTACTTCGGCTTGGCTGACGAGTATGCTTTTACGGATATCTATCTGCCAAGTCTTCCAGCGATGCCTGAAACTACCCCAACATTGCCTAAAACGGCCGGTGTTGCGCGTGGGATTGCCGGATACCATCCAGATTATTTCGGTTTTGCGATCAGTTAATGCGCCTTCGGCTACTTCCCATATCTTGTCTGGTATGGCAGAGGCCTCGTCAAAAACCATTATGATACGCTTGCCTTTATTGTGCATTCCGGCGAATGCTTCTGTTTTTTCCTCAGACCATGGCACTTGGTCTATACGCCAAGTACGCTCATGTTCTTTGTCTTTAGCATAGATAGCTGTGGCAGTAAGAACAAACCAGTGCTTAGTGAGACAAAATCGATACCATTTAGCAAGTTCTGACCATGTTTTTGTGCGCAACTGAGTATCGGTATTGGCCGTTACTACCCCCCTGGTATCTTCAAAGGTACTCATTGCCCATAGAATTATCCAAGCCACAAGCGCGCTTTTACCAGGGCCATTGCCTGCTCCTATAGCTATCCTGATTACCGCGCTTACCGCTTCGTCCGGATTTATTTCTTTGGATTTCAGTTTATTGGTGATATACTCTAAGACTTCTGTCTGCCATATATCTGGGCCGGAATAATCTTGTAGCTCGCCTTCTTCTCCCCAGGGAAAAGCATATTTTACCCACCCTAAAGGATTGTGAATAAAATACTGCATGTCCGCGCTTAAAACTTCAAGTGGTGGATTTAGTTCTAAGGTGGCTATGGGCATATTCCCGCTCTCTTCCTGGCTACTTTTATCTGCTCCGCAAGACCTTCCAATCCAGGGATTTCATGGACATCAGTGAACATTTTGAGGTGCTTGCCTAACAGTTCTAATGCTCTCAGACGATCTTGTATCTTTATGGTCTTAGCAGCGCTTGTGTGTTTACGGTTCTCGCCGTGGCCGTCATACAGCTCTTCAGTTTCTATGCTTACGATTGCCTTCCTGAGTGGTTCAGGCATGTCTTCTATGGCTTTTAGGGTGCCACCTGGTTCGTAGGCATCTGCTATATCTATTGTGGCGGAATTCAGTAGTTCTCTTATTACAATATTTGTGCTGATCTTCAACTGGTCAAGCTGGGCCTTAATTAGTTCATTGATACATGCCTTAATGTTGGGATATGTTAGGAGTTCTGAGGCCGTTGATCTTGCTGACACTCGCGAATAATTGGCTCTTATTGCGGCCTGCGTTCCGTTTCTCGTCTTTATGTATTCGTGGCAGAATAGTTCTTGTTTGGGAGTTAATTCATAGGGGGATTTTAAGTTTGGCATAGTGGAAAACAAATAAAAAAAGCCGCTTATAAGGCGACTTTTATTTATTACCTGGACCCCGGCTTTCGCCGGGGTGACGGCAAGGTTACTCGCTCGGCGAGTCGATTTCCTTCTCCATGTCCTTCTGCACCTGCTCCCGCTGTTTCACGTTGATCTCCTCGCGGCGCTTCATGCGCTTCTCGACGGCGTCGGGCTTCTCGGGGATGGTTTTCTCGCCGAACAGCACCTGCTTGAGATAACGCGACGCGAATTTCAGGAGTTCCACCTCGTCGGACAGCAGCTTCTGGAAATACGCCGGTTC